GATCAATAAGCCCGAGCGACAAACTAGAGTTACGTTCGGTGGCTCGAAAAAAAGTGAATAATTTTTTTTCTGACCTAGACGTAACACTTACTAACAACACATACTTTTAAAGGAGTATTAACATGGCAAATCAAGACGCCCCTTTTGGTTTCAGAGCTGTAAGAATGCAAGGTTCTGGTCCGTCAACAAACGGTCAGACTCAATACCTTGTAGCTAACGGTTATGCGACCTCAATCTTCCAGGGAGACCCTGTGGAGATGGTAGCTGGTGGTACAGTAGAAGTTGCTAATGGTGTTGCAGACGTAGTAGTAGGTGTTTTCAACGGCGTTCAATACGTTGACGTGAACACAAGAAAACCAATATGGTCAAACTACCACGCAGCTAACACTTCAAGCTACGACGGTACTATCAAAGCTTTCGTACAAGACGATCCGAATCAGTTATTTGAAGTTCAAGTATCTGGTGCAATGACATTAGCTAACGTTGGTGAAACTGCTAACTTAGTTTACACTGCCGGTTCTACACACAGTGGAACATCAAAAGCAGAAGTAAACAGTGAGACTTTCTCAACTGGTGCTAATACTGCTGTTAAAATTGTTGGTATTTCAGGAGATCCTGAGAACTCAGATCTTACTGCTAACAACGCTAACATCGTGATTAAGTTCAACAAGCACTTATACAGTGCTAATACCGCAGGCATATAGGAGGTTAAACTATGGCTATATCTAGAAGTCAACTCGTTAAAGAGTTAGAGCCAGGTTTGAACGCTCTGTTCGGCTTGGAATACGCACGATATGATAACGAACACGCTGAGATCTTTGATGCTGAGTCATCTGACAGAGCATTTGAAGAAGAAGTGATGTTAGCAGGTTTCGGAACTGCACCCACCAAACAAGAAGGTGAGGGAGTAGCTTTCGATACAGCTAACGAAACTTTCACAGCTCGTTATACACACGATACAATTGCACTTGCATTCTCTATCACTGAGGAAGCTGTAGAGGACAACCTTTACGACAGACTCGCTGCTAGATACACAAGAGCACTTGCTCGTTCAATGGCAAACACAAAGCAAGTTAAAGCTGCTGCAGTTCTTAACAACGCTTTCGCTGCTGCTGGCGCTGCAGGATCTAATCCTGGTGGTGACGGTGTATCACTTATCAACACTGAGCACCCATTACAATCTGGTGGTTTCTTACAAAACAGATTGTCAACAGACGCTGACTTGAACGAAACATCACTTGAACAGGCACTTATCGACATCGCTGATTTCAGAGATGAGAGAGGCCTAAGAACAGCTATCAAAGGTATGAAACTAATCGTACCAAGACAGTTACAGTTCACTGCTGACAGACTAATGAACTCTACTTTAAGAGTTGGCACAGCAGATAACGACATCAACGCAATCAGAAACATGTCAATGATTCCTGAAGGCTATGTCGTTAACCACTACTTAACTGACGCTGATGCTTTCTACATCAAAACTGATGCTCCTAACGGATTCAAACACTTCACAAGAACTCCGTTAAAGACAGTGATGGAAGGTGACTTTGACACAGGTAACATCCGATACAAAGCAAGAGAGAGATACTCATTTGGTTTCTCTGATCCACGTTGTGTATTTGGTACATCTGGTGCATAAGCATTGAAACATAACTAATATTAAAAGGGGCTTTAATGCCCCTTTTTTTATGGTATAAATAAAACTTTATTAACCCCAGGACTCGAAAGAGACTACTAAATTTAGGGAGGTAGACATGGGAACAACTACATTTTCTGGACCAATTAAGGCCGGAACAATTAAAGAAACTACAGGTTCAACTGTAGGAACTGACGTTAAAAACGTTGGCTTTACTAAAATGGTACAATCTGTATCAGGAGTAATGACAGGCAATTCAACAACTTACACTGTTGGAACAATTCCTGCTAATTCACAAATTATTGATGTTAAATTAGATATCACAGAAGTTTCTGATGCAACTAATGCTTCAACTGTTTCTGTTGGTACTTCAGCAAACGCTGTTGCCTACACTGTAGCTGCAAACGCTCAAGTAGCTGCAAGAACAACAATGAACATCGCTGCAATTGCATCTGCTACTGATATCGGATCTAGTGATGTTCAAGTTATTGCAACAACAACCAATGGTGATGAAGACGCAACAACAGGAACTTTCACAGCAACAGTTGAGTACGTTCAGAACAACAACTTATCGTAAGGAGGTAAATCATGGCCTACGATAGTGATGTAAGCGTTAAAGGTGCAGGAGCTGGTGCTACTACTGTAATCAATGCCTCAAGAGCTCGTCTCAAAGGGTTTATTGTTGGTACAGGTGCAACTGGTAGTGATGGCACTGTAACATTCAGTGATGGTGGCGTTGCAAAATTCAACGTAGCCGTTGTTGGTGGTACATCAGACGTGGCAATGAATATTGCTGAACAAGGGGTTCTATTCAAAACCAATCTGAGTGTGACGACTGTCAACACAACTTGTACTGTATTTTTTACAGGTGCATAATGGCGGATAAGCAACCACCAAAAACTAAAAAATATTTCCGCCCCACTAAACAAGGGGCGGGAATGACGAAAGCGGGTGTCGCTCGATACCGAAAAGAAAATCCTGGTTCGAAGTTAAAGACCGCAGTCACAGGCAAAGTAAAGCCTGGCAGTAAAGCTGCAAAAAGAAGAAAATCTTTCTGTGCTAGATCCGCTGGTCAAATGAAACAATTTCCTAAAGCAGCTAAAGATCCAAATTCAAGATTACGACAAGCAAGAAAAAGATGGAGATGCTAGATGAAACTACTTCTAACAATTCTTTTTTTCTTTACATTAGTAGCTACAGCAACTGATGTAAAAGCTGAGACCAATACCGTGTCTAGCACGGTTGTGACCAACTCGACCCCACCTACCGCAAACGCTCCAACTATCATGAATAATAACAGTGATATATGTAAAGTTGGTGTGGGGGCTAGTGTGCAAAATAACGTTGTCGGTGTAGCCACAGGCGTGGTCATTGACGATGAGCTATGTCAAAAATTAAAGCTAAGTAGGTCCATGTTCGCTTACGGCATGAAAGTCGCTGCGGTATCAATACTTTGTCAAGATGCTCGTGTTTGGGATGCGATGACCGATGCAGGCACCCCTTGCCCTGCAAGAGGATCTATTGGAGCTGAGGCAGCTCAATATTGGACTGACAATCCTGATGAAATTCCAGACGGAAGTAAATACAAAACAGAATACGTTCAAGCTAATAAACCAGAACCAAGGGAGTTCAGTGATGCAGACAATGCTTTATTCTTTAAAACTTTGTTTATTATTGCTACTGGTTTCCTTATCCTCTAAAGCAGACTGCTTACCTGATGCTGAAGGACTTTGTACTCCAGGCGTCACGATTGAAGAACAAGTGACTGTAGAAAAAACAGAAGAAGATAAAGGCACAGAGATTATCTTTACCACAACAACGACTAAGACGACAACTACAACCACTGTTACTAATGAAGATTCAGGTAATATTGTAGATGAACCTAATATGAATTTTGACTGGGGTGGTGAAGGACCTGCCAGTATGCCATCAGGAACAGTATGCGGTGAATTAGGCTCAGATAAATGTGCTATGATTACAGGTAGTGATAATGATAAATCTATAATGGGTGTTGAGGGTATGGGTACAACATTCTATCAAGAAGTCGATGTATCAGATTTAAGTATAGACAATGGAGGACAAGTAACCTACTCGATTAAAGTAGATAAACAAGATGCTCAAGATAGAATCTACATGCACGTTACAGGAACTGGTGGAGGGACTACCGTCTTTTCAGGTACTGACATCATGTCTGAATCTGGAATTGCATCAGGTTACCAAACATACAATGGGTCTTTTGATTTCGGTGGCGTTTTAAGTAAAGTCACCATAGAGATAGGTGGTCGAAATATTAATCTTGCAGTTGGCCCAATGTTTGACGATGTATCCGTCAATGTTTTTTACAACGTAATTTCCACAATTATAGAACAACAGATAACTACTGTAGAAGAAATAGTTTATTTAAATTTAACTGACCCTACACAAATAGATTTAATTGAAGAGATAATCGAATATAACGACGTTAAAATTGATAATGAGGGTAAAGTAGAATTTATTCCTATTGAATCACCAAAAGAAGAGATTTCTTATGAAACTGTCGAAGTAGAAATAGATGTAAAAATAGAGGATATTGAACCTGAGATGGAAACTATGGAAGAAGAAATAGAAGCTGAAATAGAGATAATGGAAGAGCCTGTTGAAGAAATTGTCGTAGAAGCAGTTGAAGAAGAATCTCCTGTAGAAGAGGTAAAAGAAGAAACAAAAGAAGAACCCACAG